AAGAAAATCACTACCTAGACGCTCGGCGTTAGCATATCTTTCAGCAAATTCAGCTTTTACTTTAGCTATTTCAGCTTCTTTAGCATTTCCAGAAGATTCTAGAAGTTCTATCCCAAGTTTAACTTCTTCTTCTCTAACCTTTTTAATAGCTTCGGCAGTTTCTAACTGTCTTTGCTGTGCTACTAGATATTTCTCTTGCTCTAAGTTTCTTATCTTATCTACAGCTTCCTGTTGTTTAGTTTGTTGTTCTAACAAAGCAGGTTCAAAAGAATCTCCACCTATAGCAGCTCTAGATTTTCTAGCATATCCTTGTGCTTCTTGTAAAGCTCTAGGATTTAAACCAAACTTACCAGAAGTAGGTAAAAAGGATTCAAAATCTTCTCTACCAGCATCTTTAGCTTTAGCAGAAGCTATTTCTACTCTTTTTGCACCAGTGTTATAAGCAACAGCAGCTTTGACAAAGTCACCTTCAAACTTTTGTACCAAACTGGTGAATAGTTTCTCACCAACTCCGTTGATACTATCTACATTAGCTAAAGCATAATCTCGTAAACGTTCTATCTCAGAAGGTTCTAAGGTTACTTTCTTCTTTAAAACATTCAGGTTGAACTTAGCTTTTTTCTCAATAGCTAGAATATCAGCCGGAACGTTTCCAGTAAAATCATTTAAAGTAGAAGGTTGAACTTGTGACTTGCCCAAAGCTCCTGTTATAGATACAGCACCTTCTCTACCACCACGAGTTTTAACTCCAGCAGATTCTATATCTTGAATAGCTTTAAACGCCTGTTGCGCAGAAAGTACAGTTTTCTTAACAGAACCTACTATAATATTTTCAGAACCTTTGGCAATAGCCAGAAGAGCTTGTGCGTGCTTTTGCTGTAAATCTATAGTTTGATTCTCAACTTGAGTTATCTTATCTTTTATAATACCATCAGCAACAGGAGTAGAACTTAAAGAATTCTGCTTCAATTGAAACTGTAAGCTTTGTTTTTGCAAGTTTAAAGTTTCTAACTTAGCTTTATATCTTTGTTCTTCCTGTTTAGTTAAAGCGTCTTGATAAGTAAGTTCTTTGTTAAAGTTAACTTCTTTAACCTTAGCTAGTTTAGCTTCTTTAGATTCTTCTGAATCGCCGTAAGGCTGTGTAGAAGCTGGTGCTTGTATAAAGTTATTAGCAGTTAAAGCTTGGGTTAACTCTTCGTTGTTTCTTAGAACTCCTTGAGCGAAAGCAGCTTGTATTTCTAGTATAGATTTGTCTTTGAAACTATCTATAACAGCTTGCCTTTGGTCAGCTATAGTTCTAGTAACAATATTAGTAGAACCTTTAGCTATCTTAGCTAAGTTTTCTTCATATCTGGTATTAAAACTCTTCTCACCAGGAAGTTCTTCTTGTAGAACTTTATTATAAGCAGCAACTACCTCAGCCGGATTTGCACCAGCTTGTAAAGCATTTTTCTGTGCTTCAATAGCTCTAGCTTGTCTTTCAGCTATTCCAGTAGTATCATTGAAAACATTCTTATAACTATCTTTTAAAGTCTCTAGCAAGGCTATTAACTTCTCAAAGTTTACAATTACTGTATTCTCTAAAGTATCTGCTAGGCTGACACTTTCACCAGCTAGTTCAACTGTAACACCTAGAACTGAATCATAGCCAAGTTTAAGGTTAGCTAATCTAGTTATAGCCGCACCCCATAGAGCTACTAAAGCAGCAGCCGGTGCTGATATACCTATTAAAGCTAGACTTAAACCATTAACAGCTTTAGCAGCAAGTGAGAAAGCACTAGATGTTCCAGCTAATGCGCCTATACCAAGTCTAAAGATTATTAAATCAGCAGTTAACTTAATAGCATCTTGTAAACCTTTTAAATTAGCAGTTAATGTATCTATTACATTAGCACCAAGTTTAACTACTTCGTTTAAGAAGCCATTAATATCTTGATATACAGCTCGGTTGAAGTTAATGTAAGATGTTTGTATTCTATTTAAGTTAGATAATAGTTTAGTTGAGTTGTCTTTGAAAACACTATCATCTACACCGCCGAAGATTTCTCTATATAGAGCAGCAAACTTAGGTACAAACTCTTTAGCTGTTATTTCATTTCTCTTCATAGCAGCTAGAAAATCAGCAGGTGATTTCTTCATTGCTAAAGCACCAATCTCTACAGCACCAGGAAGAGCGTTACCTAACTGTTTCTTTATTTCCTCAGACTGAACTACACCTTTAGAGTATATCTGGTCTAAGGCTAAGAAGATAGAATCTACTTTATCTTTAGTTAAGTTTAAAACAGTAGCTGTTTCTGTAAAGTCTTTAAAAGTCTGGTTAATCTCAGCTTGAGTTGCATTAGCTAATCTAGCAGAAGGTGCAAATTTAGCATAACTAGTTTCTAAATCTGTTATAACTTGACCAGCACTTTTAGCTAGTTCTTGGATAAACTTTATGTTATCTTTACCAGCTTCCGAACCAAAGATAGCAAAGATACCAGCTTTATTAGCATTTTCTTGTATACCGGCTTGGGGAATATTTAATAAGGATTGCTCCGCCAAGTTAATAGCTGTTGAATATATTCTATAAATAGAAACTGCTTCAATAATCCTAGTAACTAGACTCTTTTGTTTCTCTATACCTTTATCTAAAGCATCATTTAATCTTTTATGCGCGGCTGCGGCTAGATTAGCAGAATTAGCTTGGTCTTTTAAGTATCTAGATAAAGTTCCAGTTATATCTATTTGCGAACCTTGAGAACCTATTCTAGGAACTGAATTCAACCTATCGGCAAAAGAAGTTGCATTAATCTTTGCTTGCGCTGCCTTTCTAGCTGATTCTCTAATAGCAGCTTCTTCTCTATTTAACCTATCTCTAGTCTGTTGTTCTAGAATAGAGTTTGTAGTTCTAGAAACAGATTCTTGCATCCTAGCAATCTTTTCAGCTCTTTCAGACTCTAATTCTATAGAAGCTCCTGTTAAAGGATTTCTTCTTCTAGTACCTTCTTCTGCAATGTTAGTTGAAGTAGTTAAACTTCTAGGCGCTTCGGATTTACCGGAAGAAAATTTTAATCCGGCTGATATTCTAGAATTTTCATTTAAGGTAGTTTGGATATTCTTTAATGTTCTATCCAAAGCTAAAGCTGATGTATTAGCAGCATTAAAAGCAAGACGTTGGTTTAAAACGCCTTGTTCTATTTTACTGTTAATATTATTGATAGCATTAAACGACTTAGCATAAGCCGCTTCTTGTTTTGCAATTAGAACAAGTCTTTCAGAATCTAAACTTTTTAACTTATCAGTTAAACTTTCTGTTTTCTGTAAAGACTTTTCTATTTCCTGAGATACTTTAGTAAATTTTCCAGTAGCAGTAGTATCTACTTCTAACTTAATTTTAAGAATCTTATCTGCCATTTTGTTTCCTTTGATAAATTAAGTTTCGGTTTCGCCTTTACTACTTTCAATTATGATGTTAAGATAACCATAATGCACATATATTAGGTTTTCTAAAACATAACTAACTTTAGCTGAATATTCTTTGGCAAGCTCTATAATAATAGAAGAACATTTAGTCAAGCTATAACTATCATCTAGATAGTTTCTAACTATCTTATATATTTCTAGAAGAGTTTCATTACAATCCCATAGATAGAAGAATTCAAACTCTATTTCATCTTCTTTTAAAACTTCTTCTTCTAACTCTACACCAAAAGCGGCGGCGAAAGATTCAATTTCAGTTGAACTACTTCCACCACCTTCTTGCTTCCTACTTAGTAGAATTGCTTTGCCTAAAGCTTCTCCAGCTTCTATTAGTTTTTTATTTCACCATCTTTTAAATCTACGTTAGCTAAAGCTTTTTGTTGCGCTTGTATTAGGGAACCTCTATAGGGATTTGAATCAAAATATAAATCTACTAGGACGGATAGACATTCTTCTGATGTTCCCCATAAAGGTTCATTCGGTTTAGCAGTTCTTGTATCTGCTACTTTTAACTCTATCTCTTTACCAGACTCATCTTGTAAAGTTAAATTCTGTATGTCTTTTAAATAAACTATTTCATTGCAGACAAAGTTTTTTAAAGCTAGTTCTGCTTGTTCTTTACTTAAAAGAGGAGTTTCGCTCTTAGGTGCATCTTCACCAAGATGTTTATATTGCTCAGCTAAATCTTTCATAGCATGAGCGTATAGTTCATTTTGAATCTTTTGCAATTCTTGTAATTTTAAAGTTGCTTCTTTATTATCATAGCGTTTAAAACCTACAACTAATCTATCAGAAGTGCCAGAAGCATCTGTAGCTTTGACAACCATTTCAATAGTAGGTTTTTGCAGTTTAACGTATATTCTTGTAGCCATTTTATTTGTCCTATAAAATATGTAAAAAAAAGAGGGGAAGTTTCCTTCCCCCAGAGAGGAGATTTCTTATTCTAAAATAATAAAACTGTTACCAGTGTTTCTAAAAGTAACTGCTCTACCGAAGTATTTAGCTACTTTATCTTCTTTAACATCTGAAATTTGCAGTTTATTCCATTTGTAAGTTACAAACTTACCAGTAGTAGTTCCGAATTTAACAGTTACTTCAAAGAACTTACTGATATTTAAGTCAGGGTCAAAGCTAGTACCACCGACTTGATCTTCTAACATAGTTACAGATACATCAGTAGGCACAGCACCTTTAGCAAAGCCTTCTTCACAACCTGTTAAATATCTTTCATAGTCAAAACCAAAGAAGTTAGGAGCTGAAAGCTTAGAGAAACAGAATGTTTGAGCATAACCACCTGATTGAGCAACTAAAGTACCGGTAGCGTTAGCAGCAGGAGTTCCAGTCATTTGATAGCTAAAAGTAGTAGCAGATAGAACTGAGATTTCAAAATCACCATTATATAATGGGTCTACTGAACCAGAAATTCTAACTAATCTACCATCTGTTAAGTTATGTGCAACTGACATTGTAACTGTAGCAGTTGTATTAACTCTTGTAATAGTAGTAACAGCACCAGGAAGAGCTACCCTAGCAGTAGAAGGTTCACCGAAAGGTACGATACTAGAAGTTACAATAGTAGCTTGTCTAATAGAAGGAGCTACGTTTTTAAACTGTTTAGCAAGAACAGCAGGGTTGCCTACTAGTCTAGCACTAGCAACAGGTGGTAAAACGTTACCTTTAAAAGTAAACTTAAGTAAAGGCAATTTACCAATAGAAGCTTCAATATCTACAGAACCTCTACAACCAGGAAAACGGAAAAGCTTATCATTAACTAAATCTTCTGATGAAGTTTTTCTATAATCAATAGAGATTGAACTATCTGAAACTGTAGCATTATCAATTGTAACAACGCCAGTAGTTCCATTTACTGTGATAAAACCACCACAAGCTTGGAAGTAGTTAGATAAAGGTACAGCAGCTACTAACAAGCTAGGGTTTAAAACACCTAAAATCTGTTGTGGTGTTTCAGTTGAAAAGTCAGAATAAGAATCATTTACATAAGTAAATTCGTCTCTAGAAAGGTCGCTGCCAAGGTAAGTATAGCTATCTGTTTCATAAGTAGCAGAGCCAGACATACTTGTTACAGGTGTAGCATCAGTAGCAGCAGGAGCTAGATAAGTCCCGGAAACTGCTTCTAGTTTTGAAAAAAGACTAACATTCTTTTCATGGAATTTTGTAATTGCCATCTATTTACTCCGGTTGAGTTTCTAAATCAGTAACTTCCGAAGTAGTTACTTTGTTTTCTTTCATTAAATCTAGTTTAGCAAGAATAGATGCTTGACCACATGGGCTAGATTCAACTATATTTGCTGGACTAGTACTTTGACCTAAATCCAATACTACATTACCATCTGGCATTAAATAACCACCTGACATATTAAACCCTCTTAAATTTCAACATTAGTTAAAGGAAAACCTATAGTCCATCTATCTACCCACCATAATCTACTATTCTCTATACCCATTACGCCACCTTGCCTATAGGTAAAACCAGTATGTTGTAATTCTACTACATCTGGATGCCAGCCTATTAAAGCTCGGTATACTTCTTTCCAGACTATAGGGAACTTACAACTTTCAGCGCAGATTTGAACTTGAAAAGTTTGAAATAAATCTTCACCATGTTGGTTATATAAATCATTAGCTAGTGGAGTAGTTGGATTTTCACTATCTATACTTTCATAACCTATGTATATAACAGGTAAATCTTCTAATTCAGTTAGAACAGGTTCTTTGATTCTAGCTGGTTCTATTACATACTTTTCAAGTTCAGGACTACTACGTAAGTAGTTTATTAAAGTTTCTAAGCTTACCATTTTTCCCTACCTATATGATTAGCATGTAGTTTGGTAAAACCAGTTAAATCATGCTCACCTGCACGGTCTAGTTTAAACTTATGCTTATAGAAAGAATCTGAAAGATAGAATTCAATATCTTGTTTTATATTATATCTACTATAATCCTCAGTAGATACTTGAAAAGTAAAATTTTGCTTTTCTACTTCATATACTGAGACTTCGTTTTTATATAAAACAGATATATTAAACCCAGGAAAGCACTTTATATTAAAATTTTCAAAGAATATATCAACTCCTGCTATGTTTAAGCCTTTCATTATAGGTTCTACAGCAGCCATTATAAATCCTTTAACAAGTCTATTGATATTTGTCGTTTTACTTTCTGTACTTCTGGATTGTATTCGTAAACTCTAGCTGCCATTTTAGCCAAGCCTATAGTATATAAAGGTCTTATTGGTAAACGTTTTCCATTAGCCCAAGTTTTCTTTTGCTTTCTTTCAAATACATTGTTTATAGTAACCCTAGCACCTCTTTTCTGTAAGAAACCACCAAAGTTCTTTTTACCACGAACTATTTTAGGTTTACCACGTTTAATAAGAACTTGTGTAACCATCCCAGGCTTACTAGCTGGATTTATATTACCAGAAAAGATTCTAAGTGGAAATTCCGCTAATCGTAAATTAACATCTCTATAAGATAAGTCGCTGCTTAGCAGGTTTTTACCAAATTTAACATTACTAGATGTTTTTCCAATTAAAACACTATCTAAACTTCTATTAACAGCATAAGTTTGTTTAACAGCAAAGCGCAAAGCTGAATGAAGTTTTATGCCTGAAAGAGCTACGGCTGGAATAAGTTTCTTGTTAAAACTGGTTTGAGTAAATTCATTTCTGATAACATCTAAACCTTCTAACTTGAAACTTAAACTAGCCATAGACTTACCTTTTAGTTAACTAGCTAGGCTAGTTTATTGTACCTTCCAAGCTACAGTAGAGTTAATCTTAGTATGTAACAAAGCAGGAGCAGATTGACCTTGTAACCAAGGATAGCCAAATTCATCTTCTGTCCAAGAGTTCCAGAACAAAGGAGTTGCTTGAAAGTTAGCTAAACCATGTTGAATAGCACCGAAGGCTTGAACACCATATCTAGAAGAAGGAACTGCAACTACCCAACCAGCAGGTAAGAATTTTTGCAATGTCAAACTATTAGTTGGTTGGTACTCAGCAGTATAAGTCCAGATAGGAATACCAGAAGCTCCGAAAAGACCTCTAAGTTTTAGACCTTCTTTACTTTGTTGTTTAGGTACTAAGTCTAAAGTAAACTGATTCATAGCAGACATAAATGGTGTAACTACTTTAGCAAACAAAGGGTCAGCAGCTAAAGCATTAAACGCATTGTTATCCATATAAATAGATTCAATAGGTTCCCAAGCAGCATCTAACATAGATTGTAAATCAGCTACAGGAGTACCAGAAGCAGCTCCCCATGCGCGGTTAGTTCCTAAAGTAGGAATAGTCTGACCAGTAGCAGGAATAACTACGTTAGTGCCTGAAATGTTAGCTCTGTTAGCACGACCACCACCAAGAGAAACAGCTTGAGCAGCAGAAACACCACCAGCAGCAGTACCATCAGTAGTTAAGTTAGTAGCAATGTTAGGTTCTAGGTCAATAACAACAGAAGGATGTAACTCTGATTCTGATTTGTAAGAACCATATATTAATACCTGTGCTGCCATCCACTCTAACAAACGCTCACGCTTTGCTTTCATAATATCCATATGAGCTTGCAAAGCAGCAGCTATTTTACCTTCATTAGAAGTAGGAGTAGAAAAAGCTTCACCAACTCTACGAACTCGTAAGTTTCTAAAGTCTACAGTACCTTTATCTTTCCAGTAGCTAGGATAAAATACTTTAGTTTGGTAACCACGACCAGTAGTAGGTTTAGCTTGAATATCCGGTGCTACAAAGATAGCTATTCTTAAATCTGGTGAGATTTTATCTAAGTTAATAGTTTCTTCTTCAAAGGTAAGTACTTGACCAAAGTTACTTTGTAATTCAGTAGGAGTTGGGATATCCCGATCTACTAAAGTACCATAGATTTGGTTTAATTCATAAGGTGATAGAAAACGTGGCATATTATACTTCTCCTACATCTTGGAAAACAACTACAATAGGCGTCGCTTCAAGTAGTTTCTTTTTTAACAAATTAGTTGTTGCAGTTCCAGGCCATGTGATTTGGTCAGCAAAGAAACAACCTGCGATATAAGCTTGTCCAGATAAACTAGCTTGGCTAGCACCAGTATGGTTAATAGCAATACCAGCAACTTTGTTAACACCAGCATGTGCAATCCATTCACCAGCAGCATTAGTTTCTACTAAAGTATATTCAGTAGTGAATGTAGCAGCAGCGGCAAATGTACCAGATTGTGTAACAATATCAGGGTCAGAACCAGCAATTAGTTTCTTTGGGGTATAAGTAAAAGTTTCAGCAGGCATTATTTAACTCCTTTAGCAGCATTTAAAATGGCTGATGTATCTAAACTAACACCGTCTACTTCAACCATATTAGCTTGTTCTTTTTTGACTGTATCTACTGTAGCTTGTACAGTTGTAGCAGTATTTACAGCACTGGCACTAGCATAAGCTTCTGCAAATGTAGTAAAGATATCAAGAGCATCTTCTTTAGAAGAACCCATTGAAACTCTTTTTACAACTTGATCGTTTGAAACTTTTAATTCCAAACCAGCTTTGATAATATCAGTACATCTTGTACGTTCTTTAGTAATAGCTTCTTGAACTAAGCCAGTAACACTATCTTTTAGTGCAGCTTTCTCAGTCTCTAAAGTTTTTACCAGAGAGTTTAACTCTTCTAGTGTTGCCATAGTGCGACCTCTATTTGTGGATGAAAAGGATGTGTTACTGGGTACTTCTTTATCTTTAGTTTCTATAGCTAGAACTTCTTCAATAGAATTAACTAAAAAATCAACTAAACCTAAGTTTAAAGCTTCTTCTCCGAGAAAAGAATCTGCTTGTAGACTTAGTATTTTATCAACTGATAAATTTGGTCTATAGCTAGATACTTTTAAATTAAACTCATTATCTAAAATAGCTAACATAGATTTGGTTTTCTCTATAACTTCACTAGAAACTTCTTCATGTGGGTTATATAAAGCTTTCTTAGGTTTACTGCGTAGTATAGTATATTTTACGCCATTCTCTTTATCAGCACCAGTTACATCTACTAAGGATATAATAGCACCAATAGAACCAGTTGTGGCTGTTTTAGTAGAATATATTCTCTGCGTAGCTGATGCAATAGCATAAGCAGCACTAGTAGCAGAAGAGTCTGTAAAAGCAAATGTTTCTACTCCGTAAACTTCTGGAATAGATTTGATAAAGTCAGTTAGACTAAACAAACTAGAAGCTTCACCACCAGGAGAGCCGATAAGAAAACCTATCTTAGTTACTCCTTGGTTTAAAGCATTAACAGCAGTAGCTTTAATACCTTCATAAGATGTAAAACCAGACTCACCAGCACCGTTCCGGCTAACTAAACTATCATAGACGTCTATTAGAGCTATTTTACCTTTAGTTTCTACTTTATCTCTTTGCTCGGTATAAGCTCCAGTAGATTCAAAAGCTTTGCCAGATAATAGAATAGGTAATATGACATTCTCAGTTAGCAAAGCTAGTTTATCTTCGCTTATAAAAAGCGGTGCTTGCAATCTTGATAAGACTCGTAGATAATTGTTCATTTTAAAACCTATTTTGAGTTATGCAAATTATAGTATAAAAGCTTGCGCATTGCAAATTTATTTTACCCCCTTGTATTTGGGTTAGCTTCTACATTTTCCGCTTGTTGTGAATCTTTAGTATCTTTTTCCGAATAATCTACATTTAACCTTTTCATCAATTCTCTATCTTCTTCATATTCTTCAATAGATATACCTCTTTCTTCTAACTTCGCTGAGAATAAACCAAGGTTAGATTTCAACTCTAATAAATCAGCTTGAGCATCTTTTAACTCATTAGTAGAATATCTTCTAGGAAGTTGGTAAACTGGTTTTAATTCCGTTAAAGCTTCGTTTACATATATACCAGCTAGAGCTTTAAATTTTTCACAAAGTTTATTTAAACCAAGGTTTATAATATATAGGTTTAAAATATGTTCAGCTCTTATCTTTAACTCTATATTCAAATGTTGTAAAGTAGATAAAGAAATGCCAGAAGTATCTCCAGTTAGTAACTCATAAGTTAAGCCGCAAGCTTCTGCTATTTTATGTAATTCAAACTTCATTAAATCTATAAGCTCGGCACCTACACCTTGACCTTGTACCGGGAGTAACTCTTCATGCTTATTCAAATACTGTGTACCACCACCAGAACCTTGTATTACTTTCTTAGGTTTACCGGTACTAGGATCTAAGTCGTTAGGGTCTATACTACTCCTACCTGTGCCTGTAGCAACAGCACTAGTCATGCTGGTATTTTTAATAATCCAAGTTACATGTTGAGCATTTACTTGTTTCTGAATAGTAGCATCTGATAGGTCATCTAATGAGTATAGGGATAGTAGAACAACAGCTAGAAAAGGAATACCACGCCATTGACCAGATTCCATTCTTTCAAATATATGAATAA